CCGGGACTCTCACTGCTGCATTATTTGTGGGAGTCCCAACGCCGCACCCAATGCCCACTATATCAGAAGATCTCAGGGCGGTAAGGGGATAGAGGAAAATATCGTAACACTTTGTTACCAATGCCATAACGATTTTGATAACGGATCCAAGCGGAAGGAATACGGGAGAATCATAAAAGATTATTTAGACATGTTTTACCCAGGATTCCCGGACGAAAAGAGGAGATATCACAAGTATGAGACTTAAAGGGAACATAGACATAGGACTCTTCTACAGCCATACCGCCATAACGATACCTATAAACAATGAAGACCGCCAGGAGGTCCTGAGATGGGCACAGAGCCACGAAATAAAGGACGGCAAGGAAATTGTCGTAGAGGTCAAAGAAAAGCGTAAAAAACGCAGTTTGAACGCTAATGCATATTTCTGGCAATTAGTGAACAAGGTGGCACAGAAACTTAACTGTACCGATCAGGACGTATATAGAAGGCTTGTAAAAGACTATGGAGTATCAACTACTTTGATGGTAAGACCTGAAGCTCAGGAAGCGTTCGTGCAGATCTGGACGGAAGGCAAGGACTCCTCAGGGTGGTTCTGTGAAGATCTCGGCCATGGCGTTATAAAAGCATACTCAGGAACGAGCACATATAACACCCAGCAGATGTCAAGGATAATAGACGGACTGGTAGAAGAGTGCAAGGAACTGAATATAGAAACATTATCAGAGGATGAACTTACTCACATGAAAACAATGTGGGGGAAATAGGAGGATTAGGATGAAGTATAAAGTTGGAGATATGGTAAAAATCAGCGTATACCTGAACGCCGGTGACGAGAGGGATGGTGGATGTTATATTACGCCAGGCATGGAAGCAAAACGTGGTATGACAGCCACTATCGTAGAAACTGCAGTACTTCCTGGCGGGCTTCATGAAAGGTACCGTGTGGATATAGATCACCACTGGTATTCAGAGACGATGCTGATAGGCGATGCCGATACAGATACTGCTGTTGAGTCAGAACCGCACAAAGACATACCATCACCTTATGAAAGAATTACAGATCTTATAGAAAGCTTGGCTTTTGCAAGAACGACGATGTTGCATGAAGGAATCAGCAAGGAAGAAATAGATATGCACATCCGTGACGAAGCAATAAGGCTCTTCGATAAGATGGAGAATATGTCTCACGAAGAGATGATCTTATACGCCTTGAGAAAGGTACTTGAAATAGGAAAGGACTTAAAATGAACAACGTTGCACTTATAGGAAGATTAACAAAAGACCCCGAAACAAGATACACAGCTGATACACAGACAGCGGTCACAAGATTTTCTATAGCAATAGACAGACCCGGGAAAGATAAAGGAGCTGACTTCCCCAATATCACAGTATTCGGCAAGCAGGCTGAAAACTGCGAGAAATACCTTAAGAAGGGAAGGCTCGTAGGAGTACAGGGAAGGCTCCAGACTGGATCATATGAGAGGAGCGATGGCTCAAAGGTATACACCACAGATGTGGTAGCGGACAGAGTTGAGTTCCTGGGTGGATCTGATAAGTCAACTACACCGGCGGCAGCTCCGGAGCCCGAGAAGGAGCCGGAGTATGTGCCGGATGGATTTGAAGGAGTTCAGGAAGATATACCCTTCTAAAGGAGGTGCGGGATGGACTATATGTACACACATGAGGGAGACGGATACCCTTTAGCAAATAAGCTTATAAGATACCGCCAGATCCAAGGGATATTGAGCATATATCCCGAAGGGCTGACAGCAAAGGAAGTAGCGCATCAGATGTATGAGTTGCATCTGACTCCTACGGATGAAAGAAACTTTTCAGCTCCCAGGCTGACAGAGATGGAAGAAAAAGGGCAGGTCGAGGTCATAGGCAAGAAGACCTGCCAGTGGACCAAGAAAAGGGTAAAAATTTACCGTTTAGTGGAGGCATAACGATGGCAGAGGATAAGAAATACTTTTGGTTAAAGCTTAAAAGAGACTTCTTCAAGAGACATGATATCAGGATTATAGAATCCATGCCAGACGGTAAGGAGTATGTTCTGTTCTATGTAAAGCTTATGTGCGAAAGCATAGACCATGAAGGAGCTTTGCGCTTTAGTGAAGAAATACCTTATACAGAGGATATGCTTGCGACTATAACGAACACAGATCCGAAGATTGTCAAGGGAGCTTTGGAAATTCTTAGCAAGTTCAACATGGTAGATCTTTTAGAAGATGGCACATATACGCTTCCGGAAGCAGAGAAAATGGTAGGGAGCGAAACATACTGGGCTGAAAAGAAAAGAGAACAGAAAAAGAAAAAGGAAGCCATGGAGTTCAAGCATATAAAAGTGGCTTCCGCTGAGATGATAATTCTTCCAAACGGCAAACGTCAATTTGTTGATGAAAAGAGATACGGAGGCAATGGCAAGCTTGCATTTGAAAGAGCCGAGGGGAAGTGTGAGATTTGCGGATCTGAAGAAAATCTTTGCATTCACCACAATAATGGATACTCCAACGAGTTAGATGATTTAGTGGTCTGCTGTAAGAAATGTCACGGCAAATTGGAAAGCCAGAGAAGAACGGAGGAAAAATTCCAAACTATTTCCAACGACATTCCAACGAGTCCAAGTAAGAGTATAGAGATAGAGAAAGAGTTAGATATTGATGATTTATCTATAATTAACAAATTAACCGCACGTGAACAACGGGAATTGGCCAAGGAATGCGGATCAATGGCGAATTTTTTCCAGCTTATGAGATTCGCTGACCATCAGGTCAAGCATAGGAATGAACCTTCACCAATATCAGACTGCTTTCAGTACGTAAGGCAGATCGGAGTGAATGGAGGTTTTATTACCGATGGTTAAACAGCCCTGCACAAGAGAATGCCCTGACCGCTCAGCTGAATGTCACTCCAAGTGTGATAAGTGGCTTGAGTATGAGAAAGCCAGGAATGCTGAGTATGAGAGAGTCAAGAAAGAAAAACAAATAGCATACACCTTGTACGAGATCGAAAGAGACCGCAAGGCAGATATCGCCACAGGAAGGATGAGGCACAGAAGATGCAAAAAGAATGGATAGACACTTATGCCCCTCAATGGCTTGGTTCAAAGACAAGCCTATATGCAGTGGATAGTGAAGTCATATCACATCTGCACTATGCAGCTGAAGGAGATGACGTCCTGCTGCTTATGGGACACCAGGTATACCGGATCGGTCTACACGAAGCGGACGAGTGGATCCGGAAATGCAAAGATCCGAATCTGGCCAAAGAAATGAGAGAGGTCATAAATGACATTATCGAAAACGACAGAGGCCACAGGACTTACGAAAGACATGTGGCCAGAGAAAAGACTGTATTCAGGGAAGGTGGGCATCCTATAAGGACTGTAAGCCTGAAAGCTCTAAACACAAGGAGGGAATGGATGTGACGAAGCCTAAGAAGGAAGCAAGAAAAAGTTGTTTTGCTTACCAAAGCGACAGCAAGAAGGATGGTTGTGGGATCCTGACAGAGCTGTATTGCTTAAAGGACCCGAGGTGCAGGTTTTTCAAAACCAAGGAGCAGAGAGAAAGGGAGAAGGAGATCTATGGAAATTAGGATAGCCGATTTTAACAAGAAATATGACAAACTTGTAGAAGATGTCAGCAAAACGTTATACCCCACCAGAAAGGGCGTTCTGGACCTTCTGGAGGCCTTTAAGAAGGACTGCCTGAAGAACGCAGGCACAGAGTTCGAGGTCATAAAGGAGCTGAGGAGATGAGCTGTGTAACATGTAAGCACTATGTGTTCAACGGAGGCGTGTGCGCTAATCCCAGATCCGACAATTATCAGGGCTGGGGGAACAGCGGGACAACATGCGATGAAAGAGAGGACAGGGATGAAACTTTTGAAGAGATGCCCGCACTGTGGTGGCGTGGTAGTGGCATACAGGGGCTTCGGAGGGCTGTGGACCTTTAGATGCCAGGTGTGTAAGGCGCTTACGATATTTGAAAGCGTGGATACTGAAGAAGAAGCGGTGGAGCTATGGGACAGGAGGTATCAGGATGAGCGTTAGCTTATGGAGATGGAACCCAATGTGTGATTCGATAGCTTGCCCCGGGGACTGCGATTACTGCAGCTGCGACGAGGATCCGGATGAGGTCAACTACACGGCGACCAGGAACACGGACCGGATCCAGGCGCAGCCGATGCGCTGGGAAGAGTTCGATGATGATTTATAGGAGGATGAGATGAAAAGAGACTGTGAAACTTGTGTATATGCCAAGCCATACGGTGGCGAGAACGATAACAGATGTTCCGCTTGGAGTTGTGAATACATCAACAGAGCCGAAGCGATAGAGTGCTATGAACTCGTCAAGGCGATGAGAGAAACGGAAGCTAAAGTAAAAGGAGAATGATATGGGAGCGATTATTGTTGATGAGGTAGGTTATAAAGAGTACCAAAGAAAAACGGATGAGGCATTAAAAGATGTGGAAAGTTTAAAAAACAGATGGAGAAGTCTGTTTAAAGCAATGGCAGATTTAATCGAAGAAGCAGATAAACAAATAGAAGAAATAAAGGTTTATAGGTATGAAGATTGGTATGACCGTGAGGACGGATTTTGGTGCGGAGTTTGTTATGCGATGGAGAGATTAAAGGAGATAGATGATGATAGCAATACCTGATATGGAGAAGCCGAAAGAATGCGATGGTATAGGCATTAATATACACTTCACCGATGGGCATATGGAACTGCACATATTGGATGAGTGCGAACTAATCGAAATTGATGATGAGATATGGGAAGCATTAAAGCCAAAGGTCGAGACGATGAGTCTTGCGGAGAGAGGATGGATAACAGATGATAGCAATACCTAATATAGAGAAGCCGAAGAACGCCTTTAACTGTTCGACTAAAATCAACCCCGAAGAGCGAAGATGTATATATACGGGGAAGGTATTCGAGGAAACTCTTTCCTTACTGTTAGACCGCCCGTGTGACGATTGCCCACTAATCGACATCGTAACTTGTGGGGAGTGTAGGTACTATGAAGAAAGCGAGTATATTAGGGGAGATATGGTGTGTAAATATCATATGGGACACACATATTACACAGAGGCTGACAGATTTTGCTCACACGGAGAAAGAAAATAAAAACGAAAAATCTTGATTTATATACTCCTAATTGTGAAAAATCCTCATTTAGGGGGAAATAAAAACGGATTTGGCATTAATATTTTCAAATAAGCGAAATTGGGAATGCTTCGTATCTTTGAAGCCTTGCGACCCTTCGCTTGAGATTAGTAGGAGGTATCAGGCATTCCCTTTTATTAGAGAAAGGAGAAGCGAATGACAGACCTTGAATTATTAAAAGACCGTATAGAGGAAACGACTTGGTATCATATACATAATGGCGAGTTAGTAGAAGGAGCGAATGGAGAAGATGATGAACCTCTGTACAAAGCAAAAGACATACTGGGCATACTTGAGGAGTTCGTGCCAGAGGAAGATAAACCATTCGACTTCCGGGATGAACAAGAGTTCAATGACAGATGGGGAAAGGAATAAAGGGAGAAGCGATGAAAGAGATCATCTGTGATATCTGTAAGAAGCGAATAGAAACTCATGATATCCATGTTGAATTGGATATACGCATAGGAGAAAAACCAAGTACTTTGGATATGCATAACTTATGCTATCTGTACTTTATGAGGGAGCTTAGGAAAGCAACAGAAGATGAGAGATTATAACCCTATAAAGGGCATGTACGCACTGCCTAACAATTTATGGAGGCAAACAATATCGATGATCCGGGACTACTACCGCCTTAAGGCAGAGTATGAAGACAGGATAGATGAAGGCATGAGCCCCGGATCTGAGACCCCAGGGGGTAAGACTAACAAGACAGGAGACCCGACAGGCATGAAGGCTATTAAGCTATCATCCATAGCGGAACGGATCCGAGCGGTGGAGAAGGCTAAGCTGGTGGTACCTTATGAGTACATGGACGGGATCTGGAACCACATCATTTACAGGAGGTTCTTCCCGGGCGACGCTGACAGGTCGACCTACACACGCTGGCAGCAGAGGTTCGTCTTTGAGGTAGCCAGGAACATGCATTGGGTCTAAAAAACATAAAAAACAGTTAAAGTTGCATCACTGGGGCAAAAAAAGTGTGATATTATATTAGCGTGAAAGTTCATCCTAAACATCCACCTGAAGGGGGCACGCTAATAACGTGCCCTTTTTGTTATGAAAATCGAATATCTGAAACTTAAAGATTTAAAACCATATAAGAATAACCCGAGGATCAATGACGATGCGGTGGAAGCTGTCAAGAACAGTATTCAGGACTTTGGCTTCAGGAATCCCATCTTAATAGATCAGAACAATGAGATCATAGCAGGTCATACAAGGGCAAAAGCCGCCAAGAAATTAGGGCTTACAGAGGTTCCGGTAATAAGAATCGAGGATTTGACCGAAGAGCAGATAAAAGCCTTTAGAATCGCAGATAACAGCTCAGGAGGGCTTGCACAGTGGGACCTTAAGAAACTTGAGATAGAGCTGGAAGACATCTCATTCGACATGGAGGACTTCGGGCTTAAGTTCGACTTCAGCAAGGAAGAGCCTAAAGAGGAAGATGGCTATTATGGGGATGAGAGGGAACGTACATATGACGCATACAACTTAGCAGAGTTCGACCCATATGAAACAGAGGGCTTTTATGAAATGCCTGTTCTGAAACCATGCGATGTGGTGCCGGATGATATTATAAGCTTTAACTATATGCTTACGGCTACAAACAAGGATGTGGGAGTTCACTTCTATGTTGATGACTATCAGTTCGAACGGATCTGGAACAGACCTGACATGTATATGGAGCGCCTAAAAGAGTTCCAGTGCGTGTTTACGCCAGACTTCAGCTTATACCTGGATATGCCGATGGCCATGAAGATATGGAACGTATACCGTTCAAGGCTTATAGGACAGATCATGCAGAGAAGAGGCATTGAAGTTATCCCGACGGTATCCTGGGCAGAACCGGAAACCTTCCAGTTCTGCTTTGACGGTCTCCCGGAAGAGGCTACACTCTCGGTCAGCACGATTGGTGTTAAGCTGGATCCGGATGCCATGCAGATCTGGAAAGAAGGCATGGACGAGATGATTACACGACTTAGGCCGAAATGCATATTAGTTTATGGTGGTAAGGTAGAGTATGACTATGGCGACATTTTGGTAGTGTATTACGAGAATGTCACTACCGAGCGAATGGCAGGTATGGTATAATATGGGCGGAAGAGGAGCTTATTGGGACAAGATTGGAAAAGATGCGAAGAAGCATTCTCAAAAATACTCGAAGAATAACCAAAAGCCTAAAGAGTCAGATTCTATTAGTTTCGAAGACAAACAGATAGGCAAAAAAGCTGGCAAACATTGTGAAGATTTTGGGTTAGATGCTAAGAAGCCTGAAGACAGAGGTAAGTTCTTTGATATTACCAAAGGCATCATTGATGACGCAGACATAAAGAAGACAGGTACTTGGAGAGGCCAGACTGGGACAGTAACATTTTACGCTAAAGGAACCGATGTGGTAGTAGTGGATCAAAATAATAACTATATAACAACATTAAAGGATGGAGTGAACAATCAACGATATAAGGAGGCAAAAGGATGACTTTCGAAGAAAAAATAGATAATTTTACTAATTTTCTCCATAATGAGGCAAAAAGACAAGGTTTAGTTTTTATTGAAGAAAACGGAGATGGAAGAGACAAGGACACTGGAACCATGCTTCTCGAAGATGTATGGGGATGGATAGCGCCGATAGGCACAGATCCGAATAACATTAAGAAAGACGAAAACTTTGTATGTGCAGAATGGGAAGAAATTGGTGATAATGAGTTCATAATTAGATTCGTGAAACACGAATAAGGAGTGGCAATGGGCGGAAGAGGAGCTACGAGTGGACAGGGTGGACAAACAGCTAATACAAGTACCATCATAGGAACGATGGGCGGTGGATCAATGGCCGCAGTTCAGGGAGCAACCGGACCGGTTACTTTCCAGATGCAACAGCAGCCGCCAACGACGGTGGCTACACCGCAGCAGGCACAGGCGAACAATAATCAGATCTTCAAGGACACTGACAATTCACCATACCATCAGCTTCATAGCGGTGCTCAGTACTATAAGAGTCAAAACCTCACAGTATCACAGCAGATGGCATGTATGGACTATATAGACCCTAATCCGACAATGGGCTCGTTATATTCAGCAAGTCAGAACCTGAATACAGCCATGGTTAACGGGCAGAGGCTTACAGCTCAGCAGGACTATGTAAAGAACATGCTTTTAAGCGGTATGCATAATCTTGGGTATAACGTAACCCTTACAAGATATGACCATTCGGCCTTTGCTAATGGGCTTCTTAAAGGTGCGGGACTTGACATGAATATTGCTTCAGTATCTCAGATGAAGAATGCATTAGTTGGAATGAATTTCAGCGAGAACAGATTTTTGTCAACGTCATACAACAATTTCAAGAATGCACCAACATCAAATAGCTTTACAGATAGACAGGTCAAGATAACTTACAGAGCAAAGGCAAACACTCAGGTAATAATGCCTGGCGACACAAGAGACCGATATGGGAACAGATTGAGTTGGGGTGAGCTGGTTATTTCACCCGGCATGAAGCAGACCGTTGTTGATGTAAGGGAAATCAGTAAGACTGGAGCAAGGGCAAAGGGCATGCCACAGGGTTTTACCGGAGCAAGACAAATAGAGATCATAATCGAAGTAGAACGATAAAAGGAGGCACATAATGGCAAAGAAGAAATCAGCAGAACAGGCTTTTGCAGAAGAGCATGGTTTTACAATGCAGCAGATGCAGGCCATCGATGACAGATTCACATCTACACCCGGAGGCTTCACGATCCTGAAAGAAGCGCCCGGCATGGCAGAGTTAAAGAAAAAGAAAGCAAAGAAAACGACTACAAAGAAAACTACTAAGAAATAATAAAAGGGAGCGCCTGAAAAGGCGCTTTTCTATTGGAGGAAACTATGGGAGGAAGAGGAGCATCAAGCGGATCTGGATCAACGGCGCCAAAGACTATGCAGATAAAAGTAGGGGGCAGGCCAGTAAATGTTCAGGTACAGTTCGGCCCAGTGCAAACAACGCCGAGCCAGGCATCACAGCAGCAGGCCCAGACTACACAGCCCCAGAATCCGACACCGGCTCAGGCATCCAACTGGGTACCGCAGGGACAGTTCAATTACACACCGCAACAGCTGGCAAACCTGAATGACAGCCAGGCAGAGGCCCTTTTAAAGGCCGCATACAACATAGATATGCCGAACCACTTGAAAGACGCACCTGACGGCACACAGGACCTTGTATATGCTTTAGGGCTGAACGCACCCCCTACAATTCTGGACAGCACACAGTTCAGCCAGTTCATGAAGCAGAACAATATCCCCCAGTCTCAGGTAATGTCAAGACAGGTAGGCGCTGGAACATATAACACCACATCAGGAAGCAGAAACAGATTAAGCGACGCACAGATCGCACAGATGTGGTTGTCAGATCCGTATAACTATATCGGAGGCAAGCATGGCGGACAGGCATATGGCGCAGGAGCTTACTTTGATATGAATGGTGGAGGGCGTACTGGATACGGAAGCGGATCCACGACTTTATATACTGGCGTTTTAAACCCCAAGACTGCGAGAGTAATAACTGACGGAGCGCTTAACAGAAAAGCCTCACAGTGGAAACAGACTCACCCCAAGGCAGATGCGATGCTTAAGAAGTTGGCAAAAAAGGGAAATGGCTGGGGGAACGGTGATTTGTCGCTTTATGCAATAATGCTGGGGTACAACGTTATAAAGGCAAGCCACGGAGGATACCATAACGTTATTGACAGAAGCGCTATGGTGATCAAGCAGTAAGGTCAACTACACGGCGACCGGATCCAGGGACCGAAAGGTCCTTTTTTATTGGAGAAAATCATGTACAAAATTAAACAGACAAAGACCGGATATGACATACAGCTTACAAGGGGAGATACTTTCATAACAGAGGTAGGACTTGAAAAGAATGGTGATCCTTACACCCCGGCAAGCGGGGAGTCTATCCGTTTTGCAGTAAAACATAATAAATTCAAACCAGACAGATCTGATTATTCGGACGAGGAGCCGCTTATAACCATCACAGTGCCCACGGATTCAATGATATTGACTGTGTTGCCAAGCCATACAAAAGAATTGGCATTTGGCGAGTATGCATGGGACATGGAACTCACTAATGGCGGTGAGGTAGTTGATACTTTTATGAACGGCATCCTTACACTTACCCCGGAGGTAGACTGATGGATATTTTAAAGGGCACACTGTCGCCAGTAGCGTCAATGAAAGGGACCCTGTCAGCTCCCGCAACTTTGAAAGGTAGACTGTCAGTCCCGCAGATCATAGTGCCTAACCCTTATGAAGGCGATTATGTCATTACACCCAGGGCACATGATCCTGTCACCCTTGCGACTATGAACAAGACAATGACAGACGATGTAACAGTATTAAAAGTCCCATACTATGAGACATCAAACATATATGACGGAAAGACAGTATATATAGCGGAGGATATTAACAATGGCTAACCAGTATGTAAACAAAGTTATCTATGGCGGTGAGACACTTATCGATTTAACCACCGATACCGTAACAGCAGCGCAAGTATTAAGCGGAGCAAAATTCCACTTACCGAGTGGTGAGCAGAAGACGGGTACTTGTGCATTCGATGTGGATTCATCAAGTGCAACCGCAACACAGGCAGAAGTCCTGAACGGAAAGACATTCGCAAAGAACGGATCTGTATTAACGGGTTCAATGCCGAACCGTGGAGCCGTGACCGGCACGATCTCAAGCAAGGCCACACCCTACACGATTCCCCAGGGATATCACGATGGTTCTGGAACAGTAGGACTTGATTCAGCTTCAGCTACCGCACTCGTTGCAAACAACATCAGAGAAGGTGTCGAGATCCTCGGGATCACAGGAACAATGAGCGGTTCTGAAGGGATGCATCCGCAGACAAAGACCGTAACGCCTACTTCATCAGCACAGACAGTATTACCCGATTCACCCACATATAACTGTCTGTCACAGGTAACCGTAAATCCTATCCCTTACACCGAAACAGATAACGCAGCAGGCGGAAAGACAGTCACTATCGGTTCAGCTGCATAAGGAGGTAGCATATGGCTATCAATAAAGTAGTCTACAATGGCGGTACACTCATCGACCTGACAGGCGATACCGTAACAGCCGATAAGCTGATGCAAGGCTACACGGCTCACGATAAGAGCGGTGCGATTATAATCGGCACAGCCACAGGCGGTACAGAACAGGGCAACATATGGCAAGACCAAGATGGTTACATTGTCATAGATGATGAGTCCGAGATTCAGTTACAGACCAAATCAGCGACACCGAGCGAGACTGCACAGACTGTAAAAGCGGATGAGGGATATTATGCTTTAAAACAAGTCAATGTTGGAGCAATATCATCGTCATATGTCGGTAGTGGTGTCACGAGGCGGTCAAGCACAGATCTAACTGTATCAGGTGCAACGGTAACAGCACCGAGTGGATATTATTCTGCAAGTGCAAGCAAGTCAGTAGCAAGCGGAACCGCAGGTACTCCAACCGCAACAAAAGGAACAGTTAGTAATCATTCTGTTTCGGTTACTCCAAGTGTCACTAATACTACAGGATATATTACAGGCGGAACTAAAAACGGCACAGCGGTAACAGTAGCAGCTTCAGAACTTGTTAGCGGTACGCTCAATGTGACATCAAGCGGAACAAAAGATGTTACGAATTATGCAAGTGCCTCTGTGCCTAATGCCGAGTATGATTTTGGTAGTGGCGAGGCGGGGTTTTTCACAGATGGTCAGCAAAGAAAATACAAGTATAATAGCGTTTTAGATTGTTGGACTGCTGGTTGGCTTACTGAACAGACTACATACTCAATGGATACTGTTTATAATGCTATTCCAAAAAACACATCTGTTACGCCAACAACATCATCACAAACAGTCGGCGGTGCAAAGTATGTGATGGAGGGTGCAATAACAATCAATGCTATGCCAAGCGGAACAGCAGGTACGCCTACAGCCACCAAAGGTACAGTAAGTAATCACTCTATTTCGGTCACACCGTCAGTCACGAATACCACAGGTTATATCACAGGAAGCACGAAAACAGGCACAGCGGTAACAGTTTCGGCTTCAGAACTCGTTAGTGGAACATTACCCATCACCCAGAACGGCACAGGAATAGATGTAACCAATTATGCAAGTGTTAATGTTAATGTTAATGCTGGGCCAAGTCATACTGCTAAAATAACAGGTATCGGAAGTTCATCATATTGCTATGTATGCTATCCAAGTTCAACTGGAACAAAATACTACACGTCTGGTGACGAGTTTAGCATTGAAAGCGGAAATGTTCTATATTTTCGGGCTACTGGTTCTCCCTCTGGTGGAATTATTTATTTGAACGGTTCTGTTGTGGCTGGGGATGGCTATAGTAGTGTAAACTATTCGTATACTGTTAAAGAGAATGAAAATATAGAAATCGAATTAGAATACGGTACTGAATCACATATTTATATTTCAACAATAAGCGATAATGCATATACACCTATTTCGGTTGGGGTTTTAGAAGTAACAGCCAATATCACGAGCACGAGTGTAACCACAATAACAACTTCTTTAACCATAGACACATCAGAACTAACTAATTCAAAAATGTTATATGTAAAAATACGGGATAAAGCAGGCAAACGCAAAGGCTACTTTTATGGGACTGATATGTTCTTCCCTATTTGGGACTCTGTCGGCGGTGGGACAACTCAAAATCCTGCAAAGCAAGTATATAGAGTTAGTTCCAGCGGAGTCGTGTCGGCATATACGCCAGCGACTACTACGTGCTACGGAGTTTATGTTTCAGGCGTTACCGATACAGGCGAAGTTTATGTGATGGGCAGATATAATTCAAGTTATTCATTAACAATTAACGGGACATATTCAATAGATGTATATATGCTTGAATGGCCCGACAATGTATCTCCAATGGTTTAGAAAGAGGTGAACAATGGCAGACACATTAGAGATATTCGGAGTTGAATATACCAATGTAACAGGGATAAAAGCCACAGACAACAATGGTAATACCATTACATACACCAAAGGTGGTGGCATTCCGACATTACAGACAAAATCAAAGACATATACCCCGACCACATCGCAACAGACTGAATCGGTTACAGCAGACAGCGGTTATGATGGACTTGAAGCGGTCAATATAACGGTGAATGCTATGCCGTCTGGAACAGCAGGCACACCAACAGCAACCAAAGGCACAGTATCGAATCATTCCGTATCAGTAACACCGTCAGTAATGAACACCACAGGATACATCACAGGCGGTACTAAAACAGGAACTGCGGTAACAGTTAGCGCAAGTGAGTTAGTTTCCGGAAGCGAAACCAAGACAGAGAACGGCACATACGATGTAACTAACCTTGCAGAGGTAGTAGTTGACGTTCAGGGCGGTGGATCTTCTACCATATCAGTTGGCAAGACAACAAAAACGCTTGCATCAGCTTCAAGTTCCATTCAGTTTACAGGCTTAAGCGGTAACCCGACATCGTTTGCAGTCACATCGTCAGCTGACATTACTACGAACACCAACGGAGTCACAGCGGTAGTATTTGACGGAACGAGTCTACACGGCCAGATCTTATCGACCCAGGCAACGGCAGATACAGGCTTTACAAAGTCTTACAGCGGTGGAACGCTAACCATCACAGCCACAACTGGCATATTCCAGGCGAATGAGTACAAGTTAGTTTATACCTATGGCGGAAGCACGAGCGATATAGAGACCGCAGACATTCAGGTAGGAAGTGGAGCAACATCCATCACATTCCCCGTAACAGGAAGACCGATATACTGGTCTTGCATATTCAAGAGTAACTTCAGTACATCGAGCGGATACCAGAGAGTCATAGAAGTAGTTAACGATGGTACAAGCACTTATGGTATGGCGTTAGACTCAACTGCAAAGGCTCTTACATCGTGGACAGCTAATTACAGCGGTGGAAATCTTACCATTACATCGCAAAGCACTAACAACGGTGGATACTTCCATCAGCCTGGATATTATCAGTTGACCTACGCCATAGACGAGTCAGCACCGTCATATCAGACCAAGACGGTCACTCCTACCACATCACAGCAAGTAGTTACGGCAGACAGCGGATATGATGCACTCTCACAGGTCACAGTCAATGCGATCCCGTCACAGTACATCATACCTACCGGGAACTTGCCTATTACAGCAAATGGGAATAATATCAATGTTTCGCAGTACGCCACAGTATCAGTCAATGTTCCGACAGGCGGCACAAGCAAGAACGCACAGACCGCACAGTCAACGACAAGAGCGACGACGACATCATACACAGAAGTTGTAAGTCTCACTTGCACAAAGGCTGGCACATACGATGTATACTGGTCAACATTCCGCTCTTCAACAAGTGGTACGTGGGGCTCACAGTTATATCTGAACGATACGGCATACGGAACGGCACAGACTGGTTCGTGGTCAAACCACATTCAGAACATACATCTGTCCAATGTTCAGATAAGTGCCAATGCAGATGTTGCGGTAAGAGTGCGTTCAAGAGGTAACAGTTATTATGGATATGTCGGCACATTGACGATTATAGAAGCATAAATGGGAGATCATAAAGGCACAGAAAACTTAATACCTCTTAACAAGCGTTCAAAGGAAGTTCAAAGGGAAATCCAAGAAAAAGGGCGCAAGGCAAACAAGAAGAAAGCCGAAGAAAGAAAGACCATAAAAGCGTGCCTTAAACTCATGATAGACGAAGGAGCGCCAGAGAAGATCCGCAGGGCATTCGACCGGAATGGTTACGATGTGACTACACACCGGGAAGCGATCACTGCAGCGATCCTGATGGGAGCGATGAAGGGTGAGCCAAAGATGGTGGACAAAGCGCTTGAATTATTAGGCGAGGATTATAAGATGAACGCCCGCCTTGATGAGGTCAAGATCCAAAAGGAACGCCTTAAGATGGAACAGAGTAAAGTCGCTATCGAAGAAGCCAAGGCAAAGGCATGGATGGAAGCTCTCAAGAATCAGCAGGAAGCTGAGATGGAGGATGACGGCTTCATGGATGCATTGAAGGGAACAGCAAAGGATGACTGGACCGATGATTAAAAAAGCACCATTCCACTTTGAGCCATTCAGTAAAAAGCAGAGACAGATACTTAACTGGTGGACAGAGGACAGCCCTGTAAAGGATAAAAACGGCATTATAGCGGACGGAGCGATAAGGTCAGGTAAAACAGTATGTATGAGCTTATCCTTTGTCTTATGGGCAATGGCGACCTTTGACGGGCATAACTTCGGCATGGCAGGGAAGACGATAGGTTCATTCAGGCGTAACGTACTGGCGCCACTCTCAAAGATGATGGTATCCCGTGGGATCCGTTACGAGTACAGGCGAGGCGATAACCTGATGATCGTATCCTTTAAAGGCCATACGAACACCTTTTATATTTTCGGTGGTAAAGACGAAGCATCACAGGACCTGGTACAGGGTGTAACCCTTGCCGGGTTTTTGTTTGATGAAGTCGCACTGATGCCACAGTCATTCGTTAATCAGGCAACCGCAAGATGTTCTGTTGATGGCTCAAAGTTCTGGTTCAACTGCAACCCCGAAGGACCGATGCATTGGTTCAAGAAAGAGTGGATAGACAGAAAAGAAGAGCAGGATCTCTTATACCTTCACTTCACGATGGACGATAACCTGAGCCTGTCGGAGAAGATAAAGGAAAGATACAGAGGTCAATACACAGGCGTCTTCTATTCAAGGTATATTCGAGGCCTTTGGGTAATTGCAGAGGGAATCATATATGACATGTTCGACCCTGAAAAGCATGTCGTTAATAAAGAAGATCTGTATTTTACGAACGAGAAAGGCGAAAAACAGACCCTACTGACAGAGGTCAATTATATTTCATGCGACTATGGAACGCAGAACGCCACGGTATTTCTGTTATGGACTAAAGCCGTGGATGGTATGTGGTACTGCACTAAAGAATATTATTACTCAGGACGTACAGAACAGAAGCAGAAGACGGACGCAGAATATGTGAAAGACCTTAAGTCATTCATAGGAGATACACCCGTTAGAGCGGTCATAATCGACCCTTCAGCGGCGTCTTTTATAGCGGCGGTAAGAGAATCCGGCATAACTGTTGTTAAGGCTAAAAACGCAGTTTTGGACGGTATAAGGGAGGTATCCGTACTGCTTAAGAAGGAACGTATCAAATATGTGAAAGAGTGCAGGCACACAATAGAAGAATACGGACAATACGCATGGGATCCAAAAGCGGCGGACCGTGGCGAGGACGCACCTATAAAGACCAACGACCATGCCATGGACGCTTCAAGGTATTTCGTGCACACGATATTAGTCAAATCAAAAGCAATTATTAAAGACAAAAAGAGCAAAGGACTGAGGTAATGGCTGAAGAGATCATCATAACTTATGACAGAGAAAAATTTGAAAATGGAGAGCTGAACGCAAAGGACCTTAACAAGCTCATACAGGTATTTGAAAGCGATATACAGCCGAGCATCATACAGTGCAAACAGTACTATCTCGGAGAACAGGGAGAGGATGGCACCGTAGTATGCAACCACGCTAAGGACATAGCGGACACGGCTGCAGGGTACTTCCTTGGGAATCCCATAGTGTACAAGGCCAAAGACGGAAAGAAGATAGATGAGCTGACCGACGCCCTGGAGTTCGCAGACGTTGACAGTGTAGACCAGGACAACGCTCTGATGCTGTCGATAGCCGGGAGATCCTACGAGTACTGGTACGCTGATGAAGGCGAGGCGGAGCTTGCAGTCCAGCCACTGGATCCGGAGCATACTTTTATAGTCTATGACACTACGATAGTACACAAGAAGCTTTTCGGCGTCTATTACTACTATAAAATTGACGACTCAGCACAGTCACAGGACCCGAAGACCTATGTCATGACCGTAACCGATAAGGTTATAAAGAATTGGGTGCTCAATGGTGATATAGAAGTGGAGAGTTCTGAAGAAGCGCATAACATCGGTATGATCCCGCTTCTTGAAGTGAGAAACAACAAGTTCTGTGTCGGAGACTTCCAGCAACAGATCCCGCTCATAGACGCATACAACGAGATGACAGGCGACCGTGTAAAGGATAAAGAACAGTTTATCGACTCTATCCTTGTTTTATACGGAGCCATCATGGGAGACACCGAGGACGAGACCGATGAGGCCTTAAGCGACCTTAAGAAGCGCAAACTTCTGGAGCTTGACTCTGATGCCAGAGCCGAATACCTTACAAGGACCCTTGATGAGGGAGGCATGGAAGTACTGAGAACAGCGCTGAAAGAGGACATATACACATTCTCTCACGTGCCGAACCTTACAGACAAAAACTTTGCGGGCAATTCTTCAGGCGTTGCCATGGAGTACAAGCTTTTAGGTCTTGAGATGCTTACCAAGACCAAGGAAAGATGGTACAGGAGAATGCTTCATGACAGGCTTCACGTCTTACAGGCGTTCTACGGCAAGAAGAATCAGGCAATAGATCCGCATAACATCGAAGCGACCTTCTCAAGAGGACTTCCGAAGAACATAGCAGAGCTGGCAGGCATTATCGCAACGTTATCCGGCACTGTATCAAAGAAGACTCTTATATCACAGCTTCCGTTCGTGCAGAATCCTGACGATGAGATCAAGGCGGTGGAGAAAGAGAACGAGGAAGCCATAAAGAAACAGCAGGAGCTTTTCAAAGAGGGTAATAACGAGTTCCCTGAGGAGCTTGAAAAAGAGGAAGAAATAGAAGAGGATGAGTAATTACTGGGCAAAAAGAGCGGCGAGACAAATGCATAACCAAATGCAGATGGCAGAGGACTATGCAAAAGACCTTGCCAAATACTATATCGCCGCTTCCCGGCACTTACAGAGCGAGCAGAACGCCATATTAAGGCGGTTCGCATTAACTCATCACATGACCATAAAAGAGGCTGAGGAGCTCATTTCAAGCCTCAAGGACCCATCCTCAATAAAGGAGCTTATAAAGGCGCTGAAGAAAGACCCGAAGAACGCTGACCTTGTGAGAGAGTTTGAGGCGCAGGCGGCGAGATCCCGCATCATGAGACTCAATGCCTTACAGAGCCAGGTCACATACACAGCGGGACAGATACAAGTACTTCTTAATAAGAAAGCACAGAAGCTTTTTGTAAACCTTGCCAGAAGCGCATACTATAACACCATGTTTGACGCCATGCAAAGAGCGGGGTATGGGTTCAACGTCAAGATGTTGGATCCGAAGCGCATCAAGAGAGTTATGGATCGCTCATGGACTGGAGCGGGGTTCTCTAAAAGGCTATGGAGCAATACGAAAGCCCTTGAAGACGCAGTGAAAAGGGAGATCATGGTGAACCTTCTTACAGGGAGACCACTGATAAAAGCGTCTCAGGCTATCAATGAAGAGTTCGGCAAAGGATACAATAATGCACGCAGGCTTATAAGGACAGAAAGCGCCTATATAACGAACCAAATGACGCTTGAAGGGTACAAGGACCTTGAAGCTGATAAATACATTTACGTGGCCATTCTGGACCTTAAAACAAGCGAAGTATGCCGTGGATTAGATAAAAAGCGCTTCCTTGTAAAGAACGCAAAAGTGGGCGTCAATTATCCGCCCATGCATCCGTGGTGCAGATCTACCACTATTCCGTGGATGCCTGACTCTTTGCTGAAGAACATGAAGCAGAGAGCACTGGATCCGAAGACGGGCAAACATGTATTAGTTCCCGGGGACATGACATACGAACAGTGGTACAAGCAGTTCGTCCAGGGTCAACCGGCAGGCGACTCAACTACACAACGGCAGAAAAATAAGAAAACCATTTCCAGCGTAAAGGATGAATACCTAAAATATAGTAATCCGGGTAAAGGAGAGGTTAATAAGGAGATTGGTTATGTTGATGACAAACAACATAAACAGGACGAAGAATCTGGAACATGGATCAGGGACACTTTTGGAGGCGATGTGACGCTTGTACGAGAACGGAGAACCATTGAACAGGAAAGCGCAGATGCTTATTGGAGAGATGCATTCTTGGAGTTCAAAAGACCAACAAGTGTAAATGCTGCAAAAAAAAGAACCCGAAAAGGGTTGTCACAACTTCTGTCCATGGGGAAAACCGATTATGGCAGAATGCTCATAGATATAACAAAAAGGTCTGAAAATACGAATAAAGAGGATATGATCACTGCAATACTGGATGAAGCGCCAAAAAGAAGCAAGCTTGACAAAGTGGACATAATAGTGAGAGAAAAGGATGAATTGATAGATGTTTTTAGAATTGAAAAGTGAGCACACAGCCTGATCCTGAAAGGCCCAGGGGGTGCTCACCCTCAATGAAAGAATATCACTTTTCACTTATAAAGTCAAGCGGAAAGGAGTTCGCATGAAGGTGAAAGTTATCGTTAGATACGTAGACCGTGAGACGCATGAAATGTGCGATTTGGGCGAGGTTAAGGAGTATCTCAAAGAAAGAGCCGAAGAGCTTATAAACGGCGGTTACGTGGTCAAATACAAGCCCACAGGGAAAACTAAATAGTATACGTTAGGCGCTGAAAGGCGTCTTTTTTATTGGAACGCCATGGGCATTGAACGTGGTGGGCCGAAAGGAGGAACAAATGAATTATAAGTATTTTCGCATGATGTCTGAAGACGATGGAATGAACGGTGGGGGCAGTGAACCCAACGGAGAACCCAACGAGGGAGGACAGGAACCAAAGAGCTTTGATGATCTTCTGAAAGAGAGCGACTATCAGTCAGAGTTCGACAGAAGAGTTACTAAGGCTATCAACACAGCAGTCTCAAAGGAGAGAGCAAGGCTCGAGGCATTGCACAACGAACAGCTGACCGAAGCTGAAAAGCTGGCTAAGATGACCGAACAAGAGAAGAACGAGTACAAAGCCCAGCAGAAGGAAGCAGAGATCAGAAAACGTGAAGCGGCTATCACCAAGAGAGAGCTCATGGCAGAGGCTAAGGAGAAGCTGGCAGACAGAGGCCTTCCCCTTACATTAGCCAATACCCTTATATATGACAGCGCTGAGACTGTTAAAAGTTCCCTTGACGATCTGGAGAAAGCCTTTAATGAGGCCGTAGCCAAGACCGTAGAGGACAAGCTGAAAGGCGGACAGCCGCCAAAGGATGCAGGTTCCGTAGGCGAAAAAGGCAAAGACAAAGCGAGAGAGGCCGAAGTGAGAAAAGCATTCGGCTTATAAAGAGTAAAGGAGTAAAACAATGGCAAACACATTCACAAACGGATATGCAGATCTTTTCCAGAAAGCATTAGACCAGCAGGCAGTTCAGGAAGCCGTAACAGGCTGGATGGACGCAAATGCGGGACAGGTTATCTATAACGGCGGCAAGACCGTTAAGATCCCTAAGATGACACTTAACGGCATGGGAGACTATTCCAGAGCATCCGGATATCCTGATGGCGGCGTAACCCTCGTATATGAGAGCAGAACACTCACTCAGGACAGAGGTACCAAGATCCTTCTTGATGCTATGGACGTAGATGAGACTAACTTTGTTGCTTCCGCTGGCGCTGTAATGAGCGAGTTCCAGAGAACCCAGGTAGTTCCTGAAATCGATGCTTACAGACTTTCCGCACTGGCTACCATCGCTATCGCCGGAGCCAATGACGCTCAGGTTGAGTATGGCTACACACCGGCTAAGGCTACCATCGCTGACAAGCTGCTTGACGCTATCGGCGCAGTTAAGGAAGCAGGCTTCAGAAATATGCCTCTCGTTATCCACGCTACCACAGCAGTAGTGACTGCACTTGCACAGGCAAGAGTAGCTAACGCAGGCGAAGTCTCCTTCACCGCTAACGGACTTACCACAGTAGTTCCTGCTATCGATGGCATTCCTATCATCGAGACAGATTCTGCAAGAATGGTATCCGCTATCACCGTATCTTCTTCCAACGGCTGGAGCAAGGCTTCCGGAGCTAAGGACGTAAACTTCATCGTTATGCCTCGTATCGCACCTATCGCAGTATCCAAGCAGGACAACATGAAGATCTTTACTCCTCAGGAAAACCAGGCAGCAGACGCATGGCTTTGCGAGTACAGAAGATATCATGACCTTTGGGTTATGGACAACAAGAAGGCCGGCATCTTTGCTAACATCAAGAGCGCAAAGGCTTAATTGATTAAGGAGGCACTATGAGACTTATTAAGGATAACGTTGAGCGCATAACCGATGATAAGCGGTTTATAAAGGAGCTCAAAGAACAGGGTTACGTTGAGGTGAAAGATGACAAACGAACAAAAGGCAAAAGTACTGGAAAGGCTCGAAAAGCTGATTCCAAGTGATATCTACAATGAGGATCTTATGGACCAGCTTTCAGAAGATGCTGAAACATGGGTACTGGCATATACTAACCGCACCGTTACCCCTGACATCTTATTAAGGACCATAGGAGACCTTACAATAATCGCCTTTAACCGTTTAGGCACAGAGGGCGAGTCCGGAAGATCAGAAGGCGGGGAGTCGTATTCATTCGATGCGGCTCCTCCGTACATCTTCAAGATCCTTGATAAATACAGATTAGTGAGGGCAGGCGGCCATGCGCATGAAGCAACAGAGAACACAGATCTATAAGATCAGAAACAAGATAGTCACATACGATAACGAAGGCGTGCCGGAAATTACTTACGGATCCGAAAACGAAGTACGGGGCGAAGTATGGCCTGCAACGGACCGGTTACAGGCACAGACATACGGAGACAGGCTCAGCAATATCATGAATATGAGGTTCTATGGCAAGTATGAGATAGAGCGTCAGGATAATGAGACCGTTTACGTGTTTGAGGACTTCAACCTTAAAGAAGGCGACGGAGTATGTGTCTATTCCGATAATGCCGATTACAGAGTTGTATCGATTAAGCCGTACAGACCTATAAGACTGGAGATTGAGAGGCTGATATGAGCGATAAAGTGTCTGCCATGCTTGATAAACTGATAGCCACGGCGAATGACCCGAAATTCCTTAACGAAGCGGGCGAGTTCGTACAAGCTCAGGCTAAGTTATTAGCGCCAGCTGACACGGGATATCTGCGTAACAGCATATTTTTGGACGTTGGCAGAGCTGATGGCGGTGCAGAGGCGAAGGTATACACAAACCTTCAGTATGCGCCATATGTCGAGTTCGGCACAGGACCAAAAGGAGCTGCAAATCACGAAGGGATCTCACCGGAGGTGATGGTGACCTACACGCTTGAGCCGTGGTGGATCCACGAGAGCATGGTGGAACCGGGCGTGGCAGAAAAGTATCACTGGTATCACATCGATACAGACCAAGGCAGATTTTATAAGATCGAAGGCCAAGCGGCACAGCCGTTCATGTATCCGGCATTACACGACAATACAAAAACTGTCGTGGACATCTTAAGAAGAGGCTTAAAGGAGGCACTAAAATGATAAACGTCAAGGATCAGATCTATGCAAAACTGCAGGGCATATGTGCAAACGTCTCGGATATTTATCCGCAGGCAACGAGCACATTTCCTGCTATTCAGTACACAGAAGAAGCCAATAACGTATACACGAAGACGGACAAAGAAGAACTGAGTATGCTCAGGTACCGCATAGATATCTGGAATACGGGTTCCACTTCACAGCTGGCACTTGCAGTAGATGAAGCCATATCCGAGCTGGGACTTGTAAGGACCCAGTGCATGGACGTGGCAGACCCGAGAGGACTGCGCCAGAAGCAGATGCGCTATGAAGGAATAATAGATGTTGAGTCTGAGATGGTTTATTGGGAAGGATCAAGATAAGAAAGGAGCAATTCAATGCTTGCAAATGGAGCAAAGTTAGGATACAGCACCACAGGGACAGGTACAATCTCTTATACCGATATACCCGGGCTGAAAGAGATCCCTGAAATCGGTGTGGATCCTGAAAAGGTAGAAAATACTGTTCTTACTGATGGCGTAAAGAAATATGAGCAGGGAATCGGAGATCCCGGCGACATGGAGTTCGTATTCAAGTGGGATACAGCTACAGCAGCAAATAAGGCAGCTTACACAGCTATGAAGACTGCACAGGCCGCGGGAACCACAGTTTATTTCAAGGAAGAGCTGAAAGATGGTACTACAGTAGTATTCACTGGACAGCCTGCTGTTAAGATCAGCGGCGGCGGTGTAAACGGTGTCATCGACTGGACACTTTCCATCGCACTTCAGAGCGATCTTGAAATCACTCTTCCGGCATAAGGCTGAAATTAAAGGAGGCAAATAATGGGTAATGAAATTTTCGGATTAAACGAAGAGATGAGAGACGAGAAGGCAGAAACAAAAAAGAACGTACGTAAGCCGTATGTGCCTTGGGTAGTAGACGGAACTGAGTACCGTTTAAAGCTCACCACAAGTGCTATCGTAAAACTCGAAAACAAGTATGGTCAGAATGTTCTGTCTATCGTTTCACCGGAGGAGGGGTTGCCTCCTGTCGGAGCTCTTTTGACTGTGATCCAGGCATCTATGGAGAAGTTTGAGCATGGCTTAAGCTTCTCTATCGTTACTGACATCTACGACAAGTACGTCGAAGCAGGTGGCGACATGACTACACTGATGAACGACGTGATCATGCCGCTTCTTTCAAACGGCGGTTTTTTTACTCAGGAGATGGATCAGGAACTGATGACCCAGGATACAACACTATAACAGAGCTCATTAATAGCCTTATACCAGACGCACTTGACAGTGGAGTCTCAATGGATCAGTTTTGGGACTCCACTCTTCTTGAGCTCAGCGATATAAAAGAGAGCTGGGTGAGGTCAAGAAAGGCAGAGGATAAGGTCAAAGCCGGTCATGTCTTCGTTTTGGCTAATGCGATATCTTCAAGGATAGCTTATTTCTTCTCAGACGAAAAGAATAGGACAGAGGAAATGATCCTCCAGCCGTGGCAGGCATATCCTGAGTATTTCAAAAGTGAGGAGAAGCTTGCTGAAGAACGCAGAGAGAAGCAGGAAATGGACATACAAAGACAGAAAGTAATCGACTGGGTAAATTACACGAATGCCCGCAGACATAAAAGAGAGGAGGTGCCTGAATGACAGTTGAGGAATTACTTGTAAAAATCAAGGCAGATACTACTGGCTTGAGTAATAAGGCAGAAGGCGCCAAAAAGTCTCTCAAAGGGATATCTGACGAGACCGAAAAGGTACATAAAAAGCTAAATCTTTTAGGTAGGTTAAATTGGGGCGGGAACAATAAAACCGTCAACAAATACCAGCGTGAGATAGACAAAACAATAAAAAAAATAGACAGCCTTAAAAAAGAGCTTAATTCGCTTGGGAATGGAGCGAAGGCTCCGACACCTGCATTCAAAAGCCTTGCTAAAGATTTAGATCAGGCCAAGAAAAAGGCGGACGAGGCCAATGATGCAGTAGAAAGAATGATTACTGCAGGAAAAGAGTTAGGCCTTAGCGACAGAGAAGCAACGACTGCAGCTATGCAGGACAAATCCTGGGGTGTATCGGAAAAGGCATATGCACGAGTGGCGGACCTTCAAAAAAGGATGAAAGCACTTAAAGCCAGCGGTGGTGCTTTCCAGGATTCTAAGGAGTTTATAAGTCTTAGTAAGCAAATAAGTTCTGCAAACGAGAAGCTAAGGGAGCTTAGGAGGCTGAAAGCGGAGGCGCTTAAATCGGCGCTGACAAGCGGTGTAAAGCGTTTTGGGAGTGAGTCAATAAGATCCTTCGGTCAAGCGAGGAACTCTATGAAACGGGGCATTATGACGCTCCTGAAGTATTCCTTAGGGCTCAGGGGCCTGTTCATGGTGTTCAGCCGTCTCAAATCTGCAATAAAAGAAGGTTTCGGTAACCTTTCACAGTTTAGCGGACGGACGTCTTCTGACCTTGCGATGCTGAGAGGTTCACTTACTCAGGTGAAGAACAGCCTTGCAACAGCTTTCGCACCTATAGTGACAGTCATAGCGCCACTTATACAGACGCTTGTAAACTATATCACTACGGCTTGCAATGCTCTGGCCATGTTCTTTGGTGCCTTAACCGGGCAGAAAACTGTATCATTAGCAAAGACAAACTTTGGCGACATAGCAGCAGAAGCTTCAGGTGCAGCCGACGCAACAGGTGCGGCAAATGGTGCAGCAGAAGAATACCAGCGCACCCTTATGGGCTTCGACCAGATCAATAAGCTGGACGATAAGTCCGGCTCCGGAGGTGGATCCGGTGGCGGAGGCGGTG